TCATAGAGAATGGGACGAAGACTTATTTAACTAAACGGAATAAACAATGACTTTGGAACTAATTTGGGGCGTAATTGCCATTATACTAATCGATATTGTACTAGCAGGCGATAATGCTTTGGTAATAGGTATGGCTGCTAACCGACTGGCTCCGGAACTTAGGCGACGTGCTATAGTATGGGGAACAGCGGGTGCAGTGGCTATTAGATTTGTCAGTGTGGCATTGCTGACTTATCTATTATTGATTCCTGGTTTGAGGCTGATAGGTGGGCTGGCTTTGTTGTACATCGCTTGGCAATTGGCATTTCAAAATAAAGAACACAATGTTTCGGCCAAAGATACTTTCTGGGGAGCCATTGGAACCATTGTAGTAGCAGATGCGGTAATGGGCATAGACAATGCACTAGGTATTGCCGCAGCAGCTAATGGTAATATATGGTTAGTATTTTTCGGACTGCTAGTCAGCGTTCCTATTATACTGTTTGGCAGCACTGTGATTGCCAAAATTTTAGAGCGTTTTCCTAATTGTATTTTTATCGGAAGTTATGTATTATTCTTAGTAGGAATACAAATGATTTTCAAAGAACCAGTTATAGACAGATATTTAGATCCATTGGATAAATGGACTGAGACTGCCTTGCCCTGGCTAGTAGCTCTTATTTTTACTGCAAAACAGTATTATAGAGCTCGTATCAAAGGTGTATAATTTTTGTCAAACTTTAAGGAGATAAAATGTTTAGCAAAATTTTAGCAGGTGTAGATAGGTCCCTAGTTTATAAATTGATGTTTATGCACATTATAATTGTTGCATTGAGCAATTATTTGGTGCAATTTAAAATTGATATTTTTGGCAATCCGCTGGCAGTGGCAGCATTTACCTTTCCGCTAGTGGTTGTACTAACTGATCTAACTGTTCGTTTATTGGGCAAGCAAACTGGTCGTGCAGTTATTGCTCTAGCATTTATTCCAGCAATTTTAGTCAGCATGGCCGTGGTTAAATTGGGAGGTGCTCCTGACTCAGTGGCATTTCGCATAGGCCTAGGTTCAGGTGTAGCATACTTCGTCAGCAATCTATTAGACGTTTATGTATTTCAGTACCTGCGCGAAAAATACAGCACCTGGTGGATCGCCCCAGCATTGAGCAGTGTTGTAAGTACATTCATTGACACTTACGCATTTTTCTTTACTGCATTCTACAAAGGCGCCAACGAATTCATGGCAGCTAACTGGCACATTGTAGCAACCAACAATTCAATTAGTAAAATAATTGTAAGTCTACTGGTTATTCTACCAGCTTACGGTATTCTTCTAAGCTATTTGCAAAAGAAATTAGCTAAAGATAATAACGAAAATATCGTTCTTTCAAACAATTGATATGAACAATAAAGTCAAAGAAACTTTAGGTATACTTCAAGAAGAATGCGCCGAAGTCATTGTGGAGGCAAGCAAATGCCTTCGCTTTGGCCTTGGCGCCTTTCATTACCGAGCCGGTATCTCTCATCAAGACATGTTAGAAACCGAAATTGGTGACATGCTAGCCATGGTTGATATTTTAATACAGCAAGGTATTTTGGACCAACGAGCTTTGGATATTGCCAAAGAAAACAAGCGAAAGAAATTGGAAACTTGGTCAGGGATCTTTAAAGACTGAGTTGACTGATCAAGAATTTTGTAGTATAGTAATACCATCAAGGAAATCAAATGCCACAATCAATTATTCGAGAACATGAAACTTTCCGACTAAAAATTAAAACTTCGGAATGCTATTTTCCAAAAACATTAAAAACTATCAATTTTATTCGAGAAGAAATCAAGGACGGGCAGGTAGTAAATTCTACTACCTATGAGTTTTTTCTTTATCAAAGTGAAATCAACTCTCTAGTTAAAACTTTACTTGAATCGTAAAATGTCAAAAATTAAAATCAGCGAATTGTTTTACAGCATCCAGGGCGAAGGCCGATACATGGGTGTGCCCAGTGTATTCATGCGTACTTTCGGTTGTAACTTTACCTGCGGTGGATTCGGTATGCCACGCGGGCAAATTAGCACCGAGCGAGATGCAGTTGCTGACCGTGCAGAGGAATACAAAGAGTATCGTAGTTTACCATTGGTGTCGACAGGCTGCGATAGTTATGCTAGCTGGGATCCACGATTTAAACACTTATCGCCAGTGATAGATGTTGAAGGTCTGGCACGAAGTATTGTTGAGCTGCTGCCTAATCGTAGTTGGCAAGGTGAACATTTGGTAATCACCGGTGGCGAACCATTGCTAGGTTGGCAACGATCCTTTATTCCTTTGCTACAACAATCGGTTATGGACGATTTACGAGATCTTACCTTTGAAACCAATGGTACACAAAAACTAGGTCCAGACATTAGAGAATATTTTGTCAGAGAGTGGATTTTGAATGGTAATAGAGAAATAACTTTCAGTGTCAGTCCCAAGTTGCCCTGTAGCGGTGAGCTATGGGAAAACGCAATACTGCCAGCGGTGGTCTGTGAATACGAAAAGTACGGTTACACTTATCTAAAATTTGTTGTTGCCACTGATGAAGATGTCAATGATGCACTTCGTGCCATTGAACAATATAGGAAAGAAGGTTTCAGTGGCCCAGTGTATCTTATGCCAGTGGGTGGGGTTGAAAGCGTTTACAGTCTGAATAATCGTCGTGTTGCTGAATTAGCTATGAAGTACGGCTTCCGCTACAGTGATCGCTTGCAAGTACCTTTGTTTAAAAATGCTTGGGGTACATAATGTTTAATTTCTTTAGACGTAAACCGGAGCCAGTAAAAACCGAAGCTCCTAAGGCGGAACCTCCTCGACCAAAAAAGTCAGCTAAAGAATTAGCCACTGAGCGCGGAGAACCTTGGGTAGGTATTCTCAGTGTAGAAGTTGATCCCGAAAACATTGGCTCGGGTTCATTTGAATTAGACTGGAACGATAAGTTTTTGGCTCAACTTGTACGATCTGGTTACCAAAGCAGACCAAACGAACCCGAAAATGTCATAGTTGATCGCTGGTTTCAGGACGTATGTCGCCATGTGGTGTTGGAAACCTTTGAACAGTTGGAAGCTAATAATCCCAGAGTAATGAACCGAAAAGATATTGGAAACGGACGTTCAGAAATAGGTTGACTTAGATAATTATAATATGCTACTATAATAGCATGAAATATCTTATTGTAGACACGGCAAATACGTTTTTCCGAGCCCGACATTCGGCCCATCGTCAAAGTGACACCTGGGATCGTCTAGGTTTCGCCATACATGTTACATTGAGCAGTGTACACAAGTCTTGGCGCGACCAAAAAGCAGATCACGTGGTGTTTTGTTTTGAGGGTCGTAGTTGGCGGAAAGATTTTTATCAACCTTACAAGCGTAACCGCAGTGATGCCCGTTCGGCAATGACCGAAAAGGAAGCTGAAGAGGATCAGCTGTTCTGGCAGGCATTTGACGACTTGAAACTGTTTTTAACAGATCGCAGTAATTGCACTGTGTTGCGTCACCCTGAGCTAGAAGCTGACGATTTGATTGCAGGCTGGATTGCTGCTCACCCCGAAGACCAACATGTAATTGTCAGCAGTGACAGTGACTTCCATCAATTACTGGCAGACAATGTTTGCCAATACAATGGTGTAAGCGACGAATTGCATACTATAAATGGTATCTTCGATAAGAAAGGTCGTCCTGTAATAGATAAAAAAACCAAAGAGCCTAAAACAATTCCAGATCCACAATGGATTCTATTTGAAAAATGTATGCGTGGTGATGCCAGCGACAATGTATTCAGTGCGTACCCTGGTGTTAGAACCAAAGGAACTAAAAATTCTGTAGGTTTGTTAGAAGCCTATGCGGACATTACCAAACGTGGATTTGCATGGAATAACCTTATGTTGCAACGGTGGACTGATCACAATGGTCAAGAACACCGTGTACTAGATGACTACCAGCGTAATAGAACTCTTATTGATCTGCGGGCTCAACCTGAAGAAATTAAATCTAAGATCAATGACACTATTCAGCAAGGTTGTACTGCGCTAAATAGGCC